GCCTGTTCTCTTTGATGTACACTCTCTCTATGATGTCCATAGCGTTCATCGAAGTATCGGCTCGTGTTACAAGGTGTGCTGGCGCATCCCCATCACTAAAGACCACAAGGTATAGATTACGACCACTACTAGGGAATACCGCTAGGTTTCTTGGTGTTAGGCCTATCTTCTCTACCCCTACGTGATTGATTTTCTTTAAGGTGTATATGTAATACTCATTCAACTCATTGAGAATATCTCCATTTGTAAGTTCATTGCAGGAAGCTATGATGAATTTATCTGTAAGTTTACCTGCTTGATCTCTACCGTTTGCTATATAAAGCACCATGTCGTTTCTTGTTTTCTTACCAGTTAGGCTTCTTGAAGAAGTAGTTGTGCTCTCCTCCGTAGACGAAGCAACTCATAAAATCTTCTGAAGAGAGGAGCTCTTCCTTGGTCATACCAGTGACATCCACGTCAAGTTCGTATCGCACTGGATCCGACTCTACCGAGTCTGCGAAGTCCTCTACGTCATCATAGAATCCCAGATGGTTATCCCAGAAGGAATCGATATCTAGTCTGACCTTCTCCTCATCCCCCTTGAAGTGCTCCATCTGAGCCTCTACCCAGAACTCGTATGCCTTGGCATGGCAACTTGAGAGATTCTGGTTGATCTCGAAGAACTCAGGTCGCAGCTTGAAGTTTTTCATGAAGAACGCCGGCATATCGCTAGTGGCAATGATCCGTGGTGGTATTCGCTCATATCCGTAGTGTAGTAGAGCGCAGTGGTTATGGAATGCTTCGATGCTAGGCCATTCCCATAGGTTTACCCACTGACCGCACGTGTGCTTTGTCTCGGTGTCGTTGAGGTCCATATTCTGGAACTCTTCGTATGGCACTACGTAGACTTTAGCGTCTGGGTAGGCCTGGAATTTTCGATCTGTATACATAGTTGTCTTGTTGTTTAGCTTAGTAATTTCTCTGCTATGGTGGTCATGATCTTGGCTACTAGGGACTCCTTGGCGTTCCTCAGGTTCTCAGCTGTCAGCTTATCCTGTGACATCACCTTAGAATCCCTACAGTAGTATATGGCATTCTCACTTATAGCTACGCAGAATCCATACAGGTACCTCTTTGGCAGGTAGTAGAAGTCTCCGTGCTTCTCTACTGGCACTGAGGTAGTGCCAGTATCATCTTTGACAGTGAGGATCTCACCGTCAAAGCTCATGTTTTGCTCTATCTCTTTCATTCTTCCGGCATTAACACCTCTGCATCCCAGTATAGCTGGTCATTGTTAAGTAGGTCGTATAGGCTCTCACCTGTACTCTCAAGCACCCAGCATCCCATAGAGAATACTACGACATCATCTATCTCTCTAGACATCGCTGTACCGTCTCTATCCATCCACTGATAGCCACCTATTATCCTGCACTTCTCAAAGACGAGCTTGCCTTTGAGGTCTATGCCTGTGTATTGGTAGACGTAAGCTACGTGTGTTGCACTTGTTTCCTCACTCATGTATGGACCTAGGATCATCCATTCTCTGTTGTCATCGTCATGACAGGCTGATCCAGTGACCCACTCATTCCTGGCGTTGTACCCACCAAATAGTATCTCTCTTTCTTGTTCCATCTTGGTTATAGTGGTTGAGGAAGAGAGAAAGATGTTTCCACCTACTCTCCCTTCCTCAGGTTATTATCCTCCGGTAAGACTCTTAGCTACCTGATACAGCCTGTATCGCTTAGCAAAGTCTTTAACCATCTCTACGTCGTTGTCTGTGTAGATGACTTCCTTGACCGTATCCTCTGAGTCTAGGCAGCACTTTATCTCCAGATAGTGCCTTCCTGTAGGGTCCTGGGAGATGAGGAAGTACAGCTCTCCATCCCTGGTCAAGCTAAGTATCTTTGCGTATATGCATGACTTCGGGCCTGACATGGTTGGCAACTCTACATCCTTCCAGTTCAGCGGTGGCATCATATCCTCTAAGATCTCAGCCTGGCTGGTAGTCCTATATACAAGGCTATTGATATTCTTGACTCTGTCCTTCTCCGCCAGCTCCATCAGCTCGCCTATACCGCCTCTCGTTTCTGCAAATGGTTCGAGCTCATACTCTTCTCCATTGTCCTTCACGATTATGATATTGAGCTTTGATGGTCTACCCATGGTTCCTCTTACTATTTGATAGTATGAAGTCTCATTCTCAGAGAGCCGGATGTTGAGAGCTCTAATACACCTGATCGTCTCGATTTCCCCAGTTGCTTCAGGATTGATGGGCGGCGCCATCTTATCTACCACCTTCCAGTCTAATGGTTGTAGTATCGTGTATAATCCGATCTTATTCATATCCTTGTCGTTTATCGCTTACCCATCCATGCGGTCAAAGTACCCCTGAGTGTGGAAGATGTAGACCACTGTCTCACCTGGATTATCAGGGTTAGGTCCCCAGAATGGGTACACCTCACTCATGTAGTACTCGTCGTTTAGCACGTCGCATGGCTTGATCTTACCGCTGAGTTGGATAGGGATGAAGTTAGATCTATCCCATTCCTCGATCATGTGCTGTGCGTAGCTTTCAAGATTCCTGAAGCGCCCATAGTATTGCTCCTTGAACTCCTCGAAGTCGTTGCTCCAAATGTGTTCCAGGTCTTGATTCACAGCCTCAAACCAAAATTTACCGATTATCAGCTCTTCCTTGTTCTTGTCCATTATTGTTCCTTCTTGAATGATTCTTTTGTGATGATGATGTGATCATCTACCATCGCCTCATCAAACAGGTCTGCAGTGATCTCGTCTCCTCCAGCGAAGATATCTATCACCTCTGTCTCTCTGTCGTATGAGGCGTGGTAGAAGATAGTGCTCTCGTCTGAGTACTCTTCTGTCACTGTTGATACGAAGGATCTTGCGTCCTCAGCTCCAAGACCATCAGCTTCGTTGTAGAAGTTTACTAGGTTCTCCTGGATCATCTTGACAAGGATGACCTGACAATCCTTCCAACTCTTAGCCCCTTCTACAGGACACCAGCTCATATCTCCTTGGTCAGCTAAGGCCTTTAATTCTTCTGCTGTTTTGCTGTACTCTATCTTAGCGTTTATCGTTGCATCCTTGAAGTTACCTTCTGAACAGCATACTTCATAGCCTACGTCCATACGCACTGTGAACTTCGCACCATTGAAGTAGTGCGGTCCATTCGTCATTGTTACTCCCATATTCTTTACTTAATATCAATTGGCACATCTAGTTGTTTGAGGAAGATCCTATCCTTGTAGGCTTCATAGTATGCTTTCACTGCCTCTTCCTCAGCCATAGCCTCTGACGGTAGGAATTGGAATTGAGGAAAGCGATGATCCATCCAGCGCTTGTTGCCGTGGATGAAGTCCTCAAGGCTCTCATATCCTTTGCCCACCAGTTGCAACCTGAAGAGTGCAGGCTCGCAGACATACATAGGCCAGTCATAAGGCTTCCCTAGGCCTCTCTTGCAGCCTCTGTTGGCCCATTCCTCCCAGATAAGGTAATCCTCCAGCTCTTCCTCAAGAAGGTCTCTGTGGACCTTGTAGAAAGCCTGAGAGAGTCTTCCCTCGCAGATAAGCCCTTGAGGAAAGTTAGAGGTCTTGAGGAAGAGGATATCAGGATTCCTCTCCTTGGGGAAGAGAGCCTTGCAGGCAGCCATATACTCCTCTACAGAGTCATAGTTACCTGGCGTGGTCCACTTGCCGATGCTGTACTTTTTCGTGTCGTCATTGCGCATAGCAATGAGTTGTGTCGTGACGTATAGTCGCGCGCGTCTTAGTCCGCCTTCCATATTAGTAGTCTGAAAATACGAAGCCCCGCTTGCCGCAGACCTCGTTGTCAACGTATGTGTAGTCACTGATGAAGAGGTCTCTTGCGAAAGCGCCAAGGTCGAATCTGAAGTACGGTGAGATATTCTCTACCTTCTCGATCTCCTCTCCGTAGCACTCGTTCATTAGCTCCTCTGCAAAGTCCTCTTCGCCGTAGTACTGACCTTTGTATCGCTCCTCGAACTTCGATGAGTCTGATGTGTCTGCATCCCAAGGATTGAAGTGATAGTTGCAGATATAAGCCTCAAAGGCTTCATGGTTATCCTCGTCGATCTCATCAAATGCATCCTTGGTAGCGAAGAAGGATCCGTCAATCTCGTTGCTGCCCTCCTTGTAGATGCGGTCATCATCGATGCCCTCCACTTCAAGGATCTTAACCTCGAGTTCTCCTTCCTCATCATCCCCATAGTATTCCTCTAGGAGATCCTCAACATCTTCCCAGTAGTCTAAGTCCTTGAGGAGGATCTCAAGACCTCTCTCGTTGGGATCTTCAAGGTACCGCTTACTTGTCGTTACTCGTACCTTGGATTCGTAAATCTGTTCTCTGATAGTCATAGTCGTTGCTTATTAGTTGTTGTTAGCATGCTTCTACGTGGAAGCCCTCGTGACCCTTAGCCTCGGGCTTGTCGTAGGGTTCTCGCACATAGCCCTTCTTCAGGTACTTGAAGGCTTCCTCATCCAGCTCGTTCTCAATATCTCTGATGAGCATCTCATAGCCCATACGCTCCATACCCAGGGCTACTGAGGCTGGCAGGTTACTCACAATCTCCTTACGGAAGTGGCGTGAGGAGAAGAGACCACCGAACCATACTGTCTCTTCCTCATAGAGAAAGCCTGTGACTTTGATGTTTGACACCTTGAGGTCAAGGATGGTACGCTGCTCGTACTTGCGTGTGATACTCGTGATGGCTTTCTTCTCGCGAGTGAAGATAAAATTGCGGATCGTTTTCATTGCACTTATATTTGTTTTGTTCTTAGTATTTCTATTCTTTCTTTGATTGTACTATATAGGGGTAATAAGGGGGATCAGCTGCAACTGGTCCCCCTTACCTTATTCCCTAAATGCGTCTTCTTTTGACATAGACCGTAAAGCAATACCGTTGCGTGCGGCAAATCGTATGGGCTCATCTGTACCCGGGAAGTACACGTTACACACATTATCCCACTCCCTGTCCTCCAGGATCCTCTTGACCGCAAGGTCGTTCTCTTGTAGTCTCGGGATGAACTTAGGGCCGAAAGGTCCGTGCCCTATATACCACATGCCAGACACACAAGACATCCTGATCTCCTCATCGGACATATCTGCCATCCTGTATATGACTGCGTGATCGTTATAGGTGTTAGTGATCTCCTTAGTCAGTCCGGACATCAGGCCTCGCAAGTACGCAACCTTATGCTTAACTGATACCTGACTGCTGTTGATCACATCGCCCCTATTAGATACTGCTATGGTATTAAGGACACGGAAGCCTCTCTGGCCTTCCTTGATGTAGAGTAGCGCACTCTTCTGCAACTTGCTGAAGGCTCGCTCATCAAAGATGGTTAGTGTGTCTGTCATCATCCTTTCCTCACGTCTATGTACCCCAACCAAAACACCATAGGCAAACCATTCCCTTTCAGATTCCCTCTCAATCATAATGTGGGAGAGAGGAAGAGCAACAGAAAAAGAAGGAAGGAAAAGACCATCAGGCCTTTCCTCAATCTCTTCAGGCATCACTGCCACAGGTGTCTGGACTGATCCCAACATAGGGATAGGTACATAAGAGCAAGTCTTGAGTCGTGTAGGCTCCCCATACATGATGCGCCCTCTACGTAGCCCTTCCTCAGTGAGGAAGGTGCAACCGTTAGCGTCCCTCAATGGTATAGGACCTTTCTCTGCCGTCATCACAACGGTGGATGCTTTATAGCCTCTTCGCATAGACGTTCTCGATAGAGTTCACTTCCTCGGCGTTGATCTCCTTGTAGTGTCTAACGCCTGAGGAGAGGTAGTATTCAAGTTCTGCGGCTACCTTGCGCCACGATGGTACGCTGTGGTCTCCTATGGTATATCCAACCTTGCCGCCCTTGGTCTGGTCAAACTTGAATGCTAGAGGTCGTGGCGTGCCGTTGTTACGCACCACGATGAAGTGGAAGTCATCAAGCTCGTAGTCCTTGAACTGCTCGTGCTGATTCATCCTAGCCCTGATGATGTCATAGTACATCTGAGCCTGAATGCCGTAGTTCCACTCGATAACGGACTCTGGGAAGTCGTCCTCGACCTTGCTGGTGGTCTTGAGGTCAATGATCCTCACCAGCTTCTTGGCGTGGTCCACAGTGATGATATCTGCCATACAGCGCAATCCTACACGGCCCATCTTAGCTGTGAACTTCTGCTGGTAGAAGATCTCACCATCGAACACAGGCACCTCTAGGAGCTTTGACACACCTGTATTAGCTCGTAAGGCATTGACGCAGGCCATAGCCTTGTCAAGCTGATCCTGGGTGATGATATTCTTCCCCTGTGTCTTTCTCACAGCGTCAAAGTACTCAGCACAGCCGTGTACGTTCTTCAATCGTGAGGACTTGTACCTATCATCGATGTAGTACTTAGCCTCGATGCAGGCCTTGTGTATCTCTTCCTCAGGTACTTCAACCACCTTAGCATAAGTGGTTGAGGAAAGGAGAAGGTCTATCACGTCCTTCAATTTCCCTGATGGCACGTTGTCCTCATTGGCTACTACGTACCGCTCAGGAAATTCCTCAGGCGCTGTGAAGAGACAGTCTACCAAGGACCCGAAGGTCAAGGATGCAGATGTGACCTTGTCGTCGAGGTTATCGATCTTCCCTATACCTTCCCTGAGGAAGCGAGAGATCTTACTATACGACAAGGCCGGATCCGCACGATAGACTTCCTCGCTCACGTCCCAAGCAAGGTCTCTAAAGTCTGGATGGTTACTCATTGTTCTTAATGTATTCTATGTTTCAACTCACGCACCCTTGGTAGAGTGCGACATGTATTCTATAAATTCTTTGATGTCCTTTACTGTCTTGATCTCCCAGAAGTGGATCTCGAGATCCGTCTTGAGCTGTTCTAGGTATTGTAGTATGAGCTTCCTCTTGACAGGGTAAACGTCATTGGCGAAGCCCTTGCACTCTATGATGTGCAGTTGGGTCTTCGTCATATATACGAAGTCAGGCATGTATGTGATGGCCCTAACCACATTCACGATCTTGTACATCGATGAGTGGAAGGTCACCTTCTTAGGCTCAAACTTCTCCATAAGCGTCATCTTCTTCGGCTCGTGGATAACATTGAGGCCATGGTTTTCACATACCTTGAAGAACCGTTCCTCTAGCTTAGAACGGAATTTGATCCCCTTGTACTCCGTCCAGGAGGCTCCCCTGATCTTCTTGTTTCCCGTCATGATACATTAGTGTCAGCACAACCTCGGCCATAACATCCACCCCATAGGTCTCTGCAAGATCTGATGGGTCCTTACATCCATAGTCCTTAGGTAGTACCAGGTTGATGAGCTTAGGATATTTCTCACGCAACACCGCAGCGTAGTACTGTCCGTTGTTGACGCTAGACTCGAAGTCGTTATCATACAATAGGTACACCTCCTCAAAACGCTTGAAGAGATCCATCATCACCTTATGGTTGGGCTTAGTGCCTTCAGACTGCATAGCTGTAGCTGGGATACCCAGTGTTTTCCACAGGCACATAGCGTCCTTCCTAGATGATGTAATGATGAGTCTCTTCCCCTGAGGAGGCAGGAGAGTCCACAGGTTCCACACTGAGGCATCGGTGTTAGATAGCCACTTGAGCTTCTGACTCTTCGGTTGGTAGACCTTGATGTGCATACGTCCGTCCTTGTTCTCTACATAGGCATAGGACAGCACCTCCGCTGGGAAGGTCCTATATCCACTACCTCTGTTAATACTGATGGTCTTGACAGCATACACACCGAACTCCGCAAGGTCCTTAGTGGTGATACCATAGGCAGACCAATACTTCTCATCCACCGCACTGAACTCGCGCGTAGTGACTGATATGTCTATGATCTGATCTACAACCTCCATCTGCAACCTGTTGTGATTCTTGATAGTCTTGTCCCCGAAGTCCTCGATGAGCTTGGCTTTCGTCTCGCCTGTGAGCAAAGATATCAATTTTAACACAGACCCTGATTCGCCGGTCCCATGATCCTTATAAAGAATGCCTCCCTTTCGACCTTTGAAGATCGAGAAGGAGGCACCTCTATCTAGTCTCATTGGGGAGCGGATGAGGCAAGGGATCCTCTCCACGCCAAGGTATTCCTTGAGCATGGCGAGGTCCCGAGCTTCATCTATGAACCGGTCACTATCTGCTGTTCCCAGTCCAAACGCCATTAGAACGGAGCGGGTTCATTAGCGAAGGGATCGTCATCACCAGTTGCCTGAGCTCCACCTGCAAGGGGATCAGCGGTGCTAGCACCACCGAAGGGATCATCATCACCGGAGAGCTCAGCACTGCTTGCCGTAGCTGCACCTACGTTCTTAGGCGTGGAAGCAAACGTAGAGATCGTGTTAGCTGCGAATGGTGCGATAGCGTCCGTAGAGAACTGATCCTTGATAGACCCACCGAAGGCAGCAAGCTCATCGATGTGCTTAGCTACCTGCTTGTTGATATAGGTAGACTTAGCGTAGGACGTGAAGAAGAGACGATTGTAGACCGACTGGTAGAATACCGATGGGTTATCCTTGTCCTGTCGAGCCGTGAACATCAGCTTGATAGCACGAAGCTCACCGACCTTCACGATACCCTTGAGCTCCTTCATCTTGCCAGCGAGGAGGCTCTTGATATCATCGATGCAGCACTCAGCTTCCTGAAGGTTGGCGATGGGGAGCCACTGCTTCGTGTTGCTGTCGTACTGGTGTGTCTCGGGGATCTGCAGGAATGTGCGGATGAACTTCACGAGATCTTCCTCACCACGTACAGCACGACGGAAGCCAGGGAAGATGCGAGCCTTGAAGCCACTGTCATACACGACCTCCTGCTTAGCTTCTACCTGCTCAGCCGTAGCCCATGCGGTGTTACCATACTTATCGATTACCTGATAGCGGATAGGCTTGCCGTTGTCGCCCTTAGACTGGAAGAACTCCTTGTAGAGACGGAATCGGATGGAAGAGTTGAGCTTGCGCCCATCTGCCATCTCCTCAAGCGTCTCTACGTGGAAGACGATGTCTACATAGTCTACTGTGCGTTCTACATTACCCTGCTCGTCCTTGTACTCTGCGGTGCCAGAGTACTTAGGCTCATCACGTTCGATCTTACGACCGAGGATCTCGCTGAGCTCAGCGTTGGTAGGGTTGACTGCGGTGATACGTACAGGTGTGATACCTACATACACGTCACGTGCTTCTGAGTTGAGGGAGAGCGACTGATTGTTTTCGCCTTTTGCAAATGCCATAATACTTGTCTTGTTATGTTGTTATGAATGGTTCTTGATTAGTTGAAGGGGAGATCATCGATAGATGAGGAGAAGGGATCTTTGTCCTCTTCCTCATGATCGTAGCTTGCAGGATGGACGAACTCCGTGGTGTCAGCATCCTCTACTGGGACGACTTCGTCTTCCTCTTCCTCAGGACCGAGATCTGGTGTCTCGTCTTCCTCGGGAGCATCGAGTTCTGGCTGTTCGTCCTCAGCTTCCTCCTGGTCGTCTTCGCTAGGGATGACCACTACGATCTTCATCTGTTCGTCGTGACTGAGATCAGCAAACTCCTTGGGGCTGAGACCACCGGTGAGCTTCTTGAGGTGCTCAGCGTTGAGGTCAATGAGCGTCTTGTAGGATTCTTCCTCTACACCCATAGCCTCCAGCTTCTTGGCGTAGCGAGCTCGTACAGCCTCTGCCGCGCGCTGTGCTGCACGCTGGGCCTCTTCCTCGCACTTAGATGCTACTACTGTCTTCTTCTCCTCAAGACCGGCTACCTTAGCGTTGTAGTCTTCGATGACCTTGAGGATCCAGCGCATTGCTGTTACTTCTGTTCTTGATGCCATGCTTATGAATTGTTAATGGTTATTACTTGATCTCTGCGGCTGGTTTGGCTGGCTTAGCTGCAGAGGGCTTTTCTTCTTTCTTGGGAGGCTCTACCATAGCTTCTTCTTCCTCATAATACTGACGTGAGATGTCGAGGACTGCCTGAAGGTCGTTGTCGATGTACCTCTCCTCAAACATACCTACAGGTGACTTAGCTGGGATAGTGAAGTCATGTCGCTTAGTCCTGCGAGTGATGAAGCGATAGATAGGTTCGTCTTCCTCATCATCAAACTCTACGTCAGTGAAGAGGGTGACGGTGACAAGCTCCAGCGGGTTAGACTGCTTGTCTACCAGCTTACCTACTGAGGAGAGCTTATATTCTGGGAACTCCAGGGTCGTGTCGTCGTCTTTCTCTACGTGCATCATCAGGACTACCTGCAGGTCTGCACGCTGCTTAGAGAGGAAGTAGAGTAGTTCCTGGAAGTTCGCTGCCATGCGGTTGAACTTGTCGTAGCCCTTCTCTCCAGCTCGGATAGTGTTGAAGCTCTCGTTACGCATCAGGTAGATCGTATCATCGATAACGACGGTCTTGATATGCTTGAGAGGACCATCAGCCTTGGTAGAGGCGATGAACTTCATGATCTGATGGTAATCGTCAGTCTCTACGAAGTTGCGGTTCTGCGTGTTGAACTTCTTCTTGTAGCCACGGAAGGGGATGTCCTTCAATGGCACGACGTTGATGATCAGCGTCTCCTCAGGCCTGAGGTTGCGCATTGAGTAAGACTTGCCTGTACCAGTCTTACCAGCGACAATGATTGCTTTTGCCATGCTTATTACTTACGAAATGTTTCTATTAGTTTGAGGTCGTCAGCTACAGATCCAGTCTCACCTTCCGGCTTCTTAGCCTCCTTGAAGAAGGCCATCGCTCCACAGAAAATAAGTCCGATCGTACTTCCAACTTCTCCGTCCCTGTTCTTTTCGATTGATAGGAATCTGATGTTATCTCTGTACTTCTTGATATCATACCCTGCGTACTGAGGGATGTCGTGTACAGCTGGTGAATAGATCCCCATCATAACATCAGCATCCCTATATGTGTACTTAGTGTCAGCTAGACCTGAGCGTGTAGGTCGAGTACGCTTAGCCTTGACAGCTTCCTGGGTCTCGTTCTCACCTGATTGCTGCTGTACTACCACAGGTATGAACTTGTAGAAGTTGGCTGCCTTCTTCTTGAGATACTTGCTCAGTCGGTCCATAGAGGCCTTGAGGGACTCACCCTTGCTCGGCGTGATTAGAGAGAGGTGGTCGATCCAGATGATCACGTACTTATTGTCGTCTGCAATCTTGTAGGACTCCGGTACCTTGGTAGTGGTGATCACCCCGGTCACTTCATCCATCTCTTCCTTCTCCTCATATTCTATGGTGCCGTGCATATCGGCGTATCTGTCTACATCATACTCTATCCCCTCCATCGTATCAGCCGTGCTGAAGTACATACAAGACTCAAAGTATCTGAGGAAGGACTGAAAGTCTCTTGTCTCCATATACTTCTTCGTCTCCTCATCGATCTTCTTCTCAGGGTGAGTACCCTTGAGGACCGACTTAGGGACGATCTTCTTGATGTTGCGATAGAGTAGGTAGCTGATGAACCTCAGCATAATATCTTCCTGCGTCTCCTCAAGAGGAAATGCTATGACATTGACCTTGGTACGCCCACCAGAGTAGAACGCCTTGAGGATGGGCTCAAAAAGGAAGTAGGCACAGGTAAACTGCGATTTACCTCCATTCGAGTATGCCGTAATCAGGTGATACGTTCCTCTCTGGATGCCAGGAAAGCTCCGCTTGAACCTCTGGAAGGACAAAGGTATGATATTCTGCTGGACATCATCTACAGCCTGAGCTGCACCAATGAGGTCCAGGACTTTATCCGTTAGTGACTTCTTCTTCGCCGTACTCATTGGGGTTTAGTTTGAGGAGAAGAGCACCTACCTCTATACGCTGATTGATGGCTCGGCTCTGTGCCTTCTCGAATAGCGCGAGCATCTTGAGGCGTGCTCCTACGATGGCTGACTTGGGTGTTTCTGCTACGAAGTGGGTGTATACAGGCTGTTCTAGTGGGTCGGTCTCGTTGTAAAGGCAGATGGTAGCCTGATAACCATCGCCATTCTTGATTACGCTTTTTGAAATCTTCATTTGCTTGTTTGTTATACTAGGGTTTGTGTCCAGTCCTCTTCTTCCACGATCATCTCGTCTCCGAGCTCGATCCAGTTGAGGAGGTAGGACTCATGTTTAGGATTCTGTGGTGTGCCTCCGTAGCTGAAGATGAAGTCTTCAAGGCCTCTCAGGTAAGTCCAGTCTCCCCTCAGTGAGTCGACGTACTTCTTGGTAGCCTCGATGATGACCTCTTCCTCAATCTCCCTATTGGGGTCAAAGACCGTACGGAAGTTGGTTAGTGATATTGCTATGTTCGCTGGTGCCCCAGCAAACGGCACTGAGTAGCCTGGCCTCTTGCCCTTAGGGTAGAGTGCCCTTAGCTGTCTAGCTAGTGGCAACTCCTCAGCGCTAGATCGTATCTTACTCATCTTAATATGTGTCTGATATTCTTGACGTGGTGGTATATGACGCTCTGGAAGTTCATATCTGCATCTACATGGGCTATCACCTTGTGCAGCTGCAGTGGCTCTATGATCGTCCTAGTACTCCTGTACTTTGATATAGCCTCTCTGAGCGACCATATAGAGATC